CAATCCGCAAACTCCACCAGGAAGAGCATGTTCACATACCAGAACTGGGCAAAGTCCATCTGCCAGATGTTGCTCCCCAGATTGTGGATCTGCGTCCGGGCTGTGCTTCGGGCAATCTTCGTCTTCTGAGCCTTGTTGGTCTCCGACTTATAGGTGCCGTCTGCGCAGTGATACCGGCCGATGTAGGAGAAGTCCAGCTCTCCCAGACCGTCGCCTCGGTCCATGTTCACCGGGTCTGGTAGGAACCCATCTACCGGTCCGTCCGCGATCTGGAGCTTCAACTTCACACCAGAGCCAGACGGCGTGCGCGTCCACTTGTACCAGTATTTCGGTTCCTTGACCATCACGCCGCCGGTGCGGCTCTCCTTCACCATGCCGCTCCACGGATAAAGATTATCGAAGGGGGAGGAACCGGAGCCGTTATTGACTGCGGGCTGAGGGTCGTCAAAACCAGCCGCATCGTCCGTTCTGGTGCCCCTGGTCAGTCCGTCAGATGTCCAGTCCCATTCAACACCGTAGATGTGGGTGGAGGGTTTCGGCGTGCCGCGTGATGTGAAAAATACCATCAGGACACCTCGCTCTCTTTGAATTTGAAGTCGGCGGGGAGGGTGAAGCAGGGGCGGGAGCCGTGGGTGCTGTTGGGGGAGGAGCTGATTACATTGCCTTCAGAGTCCAAATATATAATGCTGACGGAGCTGCTCGTGCGTAAGGAACGTGTCCATTGGGTGTTAGTGTTCCCATTCAGATAGGCCACCCTCAACAAGTTGGAAATTGGCAGGGCTGTTCCTTCTTCATTGACATGAGGAAAGCTTTCTCCTAGCTCCGTGAGGGATAACTGAAAGACCGAATCCGTCCTTGTTGTCACCGTGTTATTGCCGCTCCCTGGTGTATAGTAGTATGTCGTGGTTCCCATAGCGGCTTGAATTTCAGGTGGAAGCAACGCCTTATAGGTCCCGTTCAGCCAAGTCAGCAAATCGCTGTCCGCCCAGGCGTTCACATTAGAGCTGTTCCATTGCCGTTGGTCATACACGTCCTTGCGGACCAAAAGCGTCCGACCCGCCCCATTCAATCCAGATTCATAGTCCTGCTTTGCCATGTAAAATTGAACAGGCACGCCGCCCTCATTTAAAGAGACAAGCTTTCCCTCTTCAATGTCCCCTGCGGAGATTCCGGTAGACAGAGGAGAAATTAACTTGCAAATGTAGATCATGCGACCACCTCGTTTGTGTCGGGGTTGAATAGGAGAGAGGAGGGGAGAGTGAAAACGGGGCGGGAGCCTCGGGAGTTGCCGCAGTTGCTGTTGCTGATACTGCCATCGGAGTTCAGCCTCCAGGCGTCGTCGGTGTTGTCCGTGTACGGGGAGCGGGTCCATTGATTGGTGGGGCTACCGTTGCGGTAGGCAATCCGCAGGGTGGACGCAATGGGCAGGGCGGAGCCCTCCGTGTTGGCATAGGTGTGGGACTGCCCCAGCTCGGTGAGGGACAGGGCAAAGACGGCCCGCTCCAGGGTGCCCACCGTGTTGTTGCCGTTGCCGGGGGTGTAATAGAACTTTGTTGTTCCAATGGCAGTCTGAATAGCAGGGTCCAGCAAATTTTTGTATGTCCCATTAAACCACGTATCCAGGTCGCTACCGGAGTAGGCATTTACATGTCCGCTGTCCCACACTCGGTGATCATAAACATCTTTTCGGACCACCAGCGTCCTCCCGGCCCCGTTGAGGCTGCTTTCATAGTCGTGCTTGGCAACGTAGAACTCGATGGGACTCCCGCCCTCATTGAGCTTGATAATGTCTCCTTCCTCATAGTCAGACAGCGGAATGCCGCTGGGTCCAACCATGCTTGTCCGATACACAAAAATCATGCCACACCAACCTTTACTGGGATGTTGATGGTGGGTTTCTCCGTGCAATAGAAAGTCAGCGTTCCAGCGCCTTGAGTGGGGTTCCTTTGCGTACACAGCGCCCAGGCGTTAATAGCCTCTGCGTCAGCGTCAGCGTCGGTACCGGGGGTGTCTACATCCACAGCAACCACAGCGGTATCAGCCGCCACGATAGAGCACGAGACCTGCTGGGAGAAGGGGGCCGCACTGCCGGTCCAACCAGCGGCGGTGAGGGTGACGGTGGTGGATGTGGCTGGAGCACCTGCTCCCACGTCAGAGGCAGTCAGGGAGATATTTGCGCTCAGGGCCTTGCCATTCACCGTCCGGCTGGTGGGGACCGCTCCAACGTCAGCGGCGGTGGGGGTCCAGGTAGAGGGACGGGCTCCTACCATCTCCGCTGTGTAATCGCCCGTCTGCGGGGTTACAGCACCAGTGCGACCATTGAAAGAAGTAACACCTGCGGCCTGAGGAACAGCATTGCCATCTTTGTCAAATCCAACCACTTGCCCTTGTGTCCCGGTTAATTTATCCTGCTTCTCGTTCGCCAGAGCCGCCGCAAGGCTCGGGAGGTCGTCACTGTTTGCCCCATCCGGCACAGTTACCCCCGTCGCGCCGATGGTATCAATCGTATTTTGCACATTGTTAGCAATGCGTGTGATCTCGCTCGAAATGCTCATAGGCCCCTCCTTAAATCGCCGCCAGGGCCGTCTCGATGCTGTTTGTCAGGGTCACAGAGCCGCCGGAGGTATAACCGGCCGGGACAGCTACAGTGGTGGTCTGCATACCGTCCAGTTCCAGGCTCGTAGCCCCGTTGTTGGGCATGGTGCCCTCCACCAGTTCGCCGTCCACATAAGCCGTAGCACCATCCAGAATCTGCGCCGCAGTCGCCGTAGCGTCGGAGGTGTCAACATACTGCGCCGGGATAGCATTGACCGTCACAGAGGACAGCACTTTTCCGGAGGTGGGGCTTACCGTCTGCTGGGAGGTAGTGGGCGTGACGGTTTTGGTCTCCGGGTCGATGGATACTGTACCAGCCCCGGAATGATAGCCTTTCGGGACCGTGTAGGACGGATCAGCGGCGGTGAGAACCTTGGACACCGCCCCATTATTGGACATCGTACCAGTGGTAACAGCCCCGGCGGAGGTGACGAAAATCTTGCCGGCCAGCACATCACTGGCAGCAGCGGTCACGCTGGACACGTCCTGGTAATTTTCCGGGATTGCGTTGACTGTAACATCAGACAGGCCGTAGTATCCGCTGTCCGGGGTGATGGACTGTTGCCGTTTGGTGGGCGTGACGCTTTTGCTCTGGAGGTTATAGCTCCCGCCTCCGGCCACACCGGAAACCGTCCCTGCGCCGTTGTGGTAGCCCTTGGGAATGGTGTAGGTGTCGCCCTCCTGGACGGTAGCGGACACAGCCCCCTGATTGACAATCCCATCAATGGCATCGGCGCATGTATCGAGGTTTGCAGTAGATTCCACAAGCCCAAAATTGACCAGCTTGTTCCGGATTGTGTTCCGGTCCGTTTGAATCCGGGTAATTTCGGTAGCAACGCTCATTTTTTAGCTCCTTTCAGATTGTCCCCAGGAGAATTTCAATGTTCCCCACGGTGGTGTAGACGGCGGCAGAGGTGATGGGGAGAGTGTTGTCCTGCTCCACGCTGTTCGCGGCGTCAACCTCCAAGGTGTCCCCGCCGGTTACTTTCAGGCCGTTCCCGATCTGATACGGGAAGCCTCCGCCGTCTCCGGGGATTGGAATGTCCGATTCCTCGTATTCTCCCGTCTCCGGGTTGTAGATCATCCAGTAGCCGTTGATACTTGGCTTAGGAGGATTGTTGTTGATGTCGATGATTGTTTGCTCAATCTGCGTGAACTCGCTGGGGACCTCCGGCCACTGTGCATCCCCGGATAGGGATTCCGGGATAAACACCTGAATTTGGTTGGTGTTGCGCACGGTGTCGCCCTGTGTGCCTCTCAGCTGCATAGTGTAGTATCCAGAAAGCGCGAGCATGTCGTTGGTGAGCGTCACTCCAATCCCGCCCTCCACAGGGGCAAGAGAAATAATGTTGAGCTTGCCCTTGCATCTCACCATCATGGCCCAGTCATAGCCGTCCGGAAACTCACCTGCAACAGTCAGGGTCCGGGACAGATTGTCGTACTGCCGGGCGATTACCTCGCCGCAGGGGTTGGAGATGGTCCAGTCCGCAAACTGTATCATGTGCTCGTCACCTCCGTTGCGGTAACAAGTCCAGATTCATTTACCCCAATCTTATAGGTAGTACCTTTTGATTTTGCTTCTGTCTGGATTGTTATTCGCCCGTTTAGGACATTTCCCACGGCCTGGTCGATTTGTTCGCCGGAGTAAACGCTGGTGTAATACTCTGTTGGGTCTGCCTGTGTGGCGGCGGTCATCTGCGCCTCAAGAGCGGCGACCCGTTCTTCTAATGTCATAGTCTCACCTCACACGACCATCAATCGGTTAAACTTATCCCGGAAAATCTTGTTGTCTACTGTGACTAGTGGGCCGGAATCAACCTCTCTTTGTGCGCCGTAGTACAAAATAATGCATCCGTCAGCGCCTTTACCGCCTTGCCCTCCGGTTCCACCAGCACCACTCCTAGGAGGATATACAGTCGCCGTTGCTGATACACTACCTGTGACTGTAGCCTTTATTTTTACAGAAACGGACGTGGACACAGACCCATTCCCAACGGCACCACCACCGCCGCCTCCGCCTCCGCCATTTCCGCCAGATCCATAAGTTTGCCCAGGTGACCCTGCTGCACCGTTACCTCCATCTCCGCCTAGTATTTGGCGGAGTGTTGCTTTACCACTGGCGCTTGGGTTACTTGCGTAAGTATAGGAGTTATAAACGTAGTTCCCTCCCGGGCTCCCAGTGTTGTTCCCAGACTGTCCACCGGCACCACCGCCGCCAGCACCACCATGGCGAATGTTATAGTTCGCCGATGTTGTCATGTCTGTTTCATTTCTATATCCAGTTGGAGTGTAAGTCCTTGCAGGGAATCCAGAGCCCCCAGACACACTTCCAACGCTTTCGCCAGTGGAGTTAATATCACCTCCGTTGCCACCACTCTCGCCAGCGAGACCGGGAGAAGCGTAGGTTTCCCCAGTTACAACATCGGTATAGCCGGATGAAAGCACACCACCGCTTGCAGACGATAGCCCCCCAAAGGTGGTTTCCCCTCCTTGAACTCCATTTGTAGTGCCTCCAACTCCGCACGAGAAAGAAATCGCTTGCCCGGGAGTCACCTCAATGGATGTTTGCAGCACCTTTCCGCCTGACCCGGCCTTTCCGCCTGCACCGCCCTGGCCCGCTGAAGCTCCGTTTCGAGACGCGCTTGCATTGGCCGTTACTGTTGATCCTTCCTCCATTTGGCCAAATGGTGTTGAATCACTGTCAATATCTTCAATGGTGCTTCCTTCTGACCCGGTTCCAGCTTCTCCGTTATACCCAGCCTGTCCCCCCTGAATCAGAACCAATCGGACTTCTGTTACCCCTTCCGGAACAGTCCATGTCCCGCTTCCGGTCAGTAGCTCATGCTCATCGTAGGTAACAACCTGCTCAAACTTGGGAGGCACATACCCAATCAGAATCCGCTCCTCTGCTCTCAAAGTGTTGGATAGGTTGATATCTGCACTCTCCAGACAGCCCGAAACCACTTCCTCATCGTAGGGGTGCCAGGCGTTGGACCTGTTCCCGGGAAGCTCTCCGTCGTAGACAACGCCGGATTCAATAGTTTCCGTCCACTGGTAGTAGTTGACCAGCCTCTCGGCCACGGCGACGGAGTTGACCAGAGAGACAAGGGTTGCGTCCGTCACGGTAATGACGTTGGGCTCATTGGCTTGGGAGACGGCCCGAGCCACCTCCCGGGTGTTGTGGATGTACTTCTTTCCTCAGGGTCCCTGTCCCGGCGGAGACTTTTGCGTAGTTTGCCCCACTCTCCAGGATGGTCAAGCCAGTGGGGGCCAAATCATACATGGGTTCGTCAAAGGTGATGATATCTCCCTCGGCGGCGGTCCCATCAAACAGGGATTCCTCGTCTCCGCCCTCCGTGTACTGGTGCTCGGTGACTACTACCTGTGTGACCTTTGCGTCGTAGTTTACCTGCGCCCCGCTGTAAAGCCGGTCCTTGCCGATGTTCCCCACAATGCCGTCCCACAGGGTTTCGACATGCAGCACCCCGTCTAGGTCGGTTCGGATGGAGGCCCCGATGGCAAAAAGCACCTGAGACAGATTGTCCCGGGAGGATGCCACAGGAAGCCAGCCATACAGGGCAATGTCTCTCAGGTTGGTCTTGACTACATAAGGGACCGTCCCACAGATGGACGGCAAAACCTCCGCCACCGTCTGCCCGGTGTAGATACCTCCATAGTGGAGGCTTTCAATGAGTAGTCCGATGGCGGAGGTGGCGGAGATGGTGTATGTGGTTGGACCGTCCCTGGTAATGCTCTGGACGTAGAAGATCCCTCTCTGCTGTCCCTTGTAGGAATAGGTCAAGGGCGTGTTGCGCTCAAAGTTGATAATGCTCCGGTCCGCACACTCTACCGTTGCCGTGAAGGTGTTTGCCTCCAGCGCATCGGACATCAGGGCCATAGCGAGGTACATATTCCCGCTGTGAATGTCGTCGTCCGTGAAGGTCCACTGGGAATATACGATAGTGTTTCTGTTCATGTCGGCTCCCTCTGCGGTTTCTGCGCGGTGAATTGCACCTGGAGGCGGCCCCAGCGGTTGAAGCCAGCCACCTGTCCTCTGTACAGATCGCTCCCGCTGGTCACCATGGCATCAAAGGTGATTGTGCTCTGCCCATAAGGGAGCGTCAGACTGTGACTGTCCACCGGGGCGGTGATGGCCTCGAAAAAGCTATCGTAGTCCCCCGGATACTGGGGGTCCGGCTCCACCTCCATGGCGTAATCGTAATAGGTCCCCAACAGGTCCCTCTTGTACAGGCCGGACAGCATATAGTCAGCGTTGTCTCCATCGTCCAGGTGGAAACTCCGCCCAATGGTCTCGTACTTAACGCGCAGGTGATAGGTCACCTGGTCCATCACGATTGTCATGCCGTCACCCCCTGTTGTTGACCAGGCTCACGCCCCGGCGGCGGGATTCCTCGGACAGGGAGAAACTCAGAGTCCGGGTAAACCCGTCCCCGGCCTTGACAATCAGGGTCACGGGATTGTTTGCCCCGCCCCGCTCCGCAATCGCGTCCCCGGCGGCCTGCTTGATGGTGGAATATGGGGCCACGATCTCGGTCTCCTGCTGGTTGTCGCCCAGTACAGCCAGGAAGGGATTGTTTGGCGGCACAATAGCGCCGGTGGCAAGCCTCGGGATGTTGTCGGTGGAGTAGACGCTTACGTCATCCTGGCCAAATCCGCCGCCCCTGTTGGCGCCCCGGCTACTCGAATCGTTCCCGCCTCCTGTCACCACTCCAATGATGGCGGCAAGGGCTACCAGGGCCGCCGTGACAGCAAGGATGATGGGAAGCCAGGTAGACATAGCGATTCCCGCTGTGCCTGCGGCGACCGCTACAGCGGAAATAATCCCGGCAATGGGGCTGATGGCCGCAACCAACAGCAGGAACACGCCGATGGCTGTCTGGACGCTGGGAGGCAAACTATTGAAGAAGTCAAGCACCTGTGTCCCGAGCTCCACAATGGAGGTCAAAAACGGTTGGACTGTTTCCGCCAGTTCCGCCATAGCCATTTGGAACTCATAGCTTGCTTCCCGATTGCGGACTAACTGCTGATTGTTCTGTTCCCATGCCTGGTAGGTATCCGCTAGCCCTTCACTGGCCAGAAGCCCCAGGGCGTAGTTCTGCCGGTCCACCTCGTCTGGTATCATGGCAAGCTGGGCGGTGAAGTTCTCCGCCCCCACGCCCAGGCGGTCCAGCAGTTCCCCAAATTGGCCGGTGGCCTCTCCGGTGGCGAGGGTTTCCTGGAGACTGTCGGCCAGGCTTTCGATTTTCAGCGTATCCGGGAATCTTAGATAGGCCCCGGACAAGTTTTCCACAGCCTTTTGCAGATTGCTCTCCGTGAATCCGGCCTGGAGGAGGTTGGAGGTAGCTTCCAGGCTGCTATCCAGCTCTCCGGAGACCACATTAAAGTTTTTCATGGCCTCTTGGGCTGCCCCAAGGCCAACCCCAGCGTTGACGGCGTTGGTCTCCAGAATGGACAGGCTATTTCTCAATTCCTCGGTTGCGGGAACAGTAGCAACGGCGGCTCCTAAAATGCCGGCGGCGGCGGTAGAGATCCCCTGTGTGGCGTCCCGGACTTTCCCCGCTCCGGTGGCAAAACTGCTTGCGGAAGCGTTAAATTCTTCTGCTGTGGCGTTAAAGTCCTTGAACTCTTTCTTTGCGTCCTCGGCAGCCTTCTCTGTCTCGGCCAGCTCCCGTTGAATAGCGTCATACTGCTTCTGGTCGATCTTGGCCCCAGAGAATTCCTTGTTTACATCCTCAATGGCCTTTTCCAGTTCATTGGCCCGCTTCCGAGTATCATCCAGCTTCCGGGTAAAGGCGTCGTACTGGGCCGTGGAGATTTTCCCGGCGGAAAGCTTCTGCTGCATACTCTCCGCATTGTTCTCCAGTGCCCTCACAGAAGCGTTCACGGTGTCCAATTGTCGCTTCAAGGGTTCGTAGGCGTTTTGGTATGCGGTGCCCCGCTCAAGCGCCTTGTCGGCGTTCTCGGCAGCCTTGCGCAGGGTGTCCAGCTTTTGGGAAGTGGCATCCACGGACTGGGCAAGCAGCCGCTGCTTTTGGGCCAATAGCTCTGTGTTTCCCGGGTCTAATTTCAGAAGCCGTTCTACATCTTTCAGCTGCTTTTGGGTCTCGCTAAGTTCCTTGTTGGTTCCGGCAAGAGCCTTGTCGAGTTTAGTCGTGTCCCCGCCTATCTGTATAGTAATCCCTTTGATTCTGTTTGCCATGGGTTCACCCCCTTAGAATCGGTCAAAGTCATCCTGCGTGGGCAGTTGCGGATAGTCCACATCGTCATTCGCCGCCTCGATCATCATGTCGGTCACCATTCCGACGGTGAGCAGTTCGAGGTCTCGGATGGGGATGCCCAGTTGTGCCGCACGCAGGAGGAATAGGGCGGTGTTCATTTCCCGGTCTACGGGGCGACTTTTTTTTTAGAGTTCGATAGCACCGCGTTATTGGCTGTCCAGAGCTCGAACAGCTCCGGGAACACGGCGTAAATGGAGAAGGTCTCAAACTCCATCAGCCATTCCTCCGGCCCCTTGGCCGCCAGGTCTGGGTCCGCGTGCTTTGCCATCAAATAGGACACATCCTCGAAAATCTCCAGGAACTTGGGGGGAATAGGGCCCTCGCCCTTCTCCGCCAGCTCCATAGCCTTTTTCAGGGCAGTCATGTCTTGCATGATGTCCCGCCCAAACTTAATCCGGTACAGGCGCGGAATGGCGGCGGTAGCTCGAAACTTTACCCGTTTCCCGTCGATCTCAATGACTCTTTCCATAATCAGCCCCCGTTTGCGGTTACGGTGGCGGTTCCGCCGGACAGAGCCTGATCGGTAGAGTTGACCTCCACCACGGCGATCTGCTGCCCGTTGGTGGCTGTGATGTCCTTGGTCCCGTCCCATTCCGTCCAGGGAGTGCTCAGGGTCTCCCCGTAAGCGGGCAGTTCAACGGAGGCCCCGACCTGATACATGTAGCTGTTGCCCTCAGTCAGAGCAGGGGCAACGGTGATCTTGGTGGTCCCGGAGGTGGCCCCGGCCTCACTGGTCACCACCAGAGACCCGAGGGGCTGCCAAACGGCGTCATACCATGCGGCGTACTGGATGTCCGGCGTGGTCATGGTGGTCCGGGCCTTGGTCACGCCATTGGGCAGGGGTGAGGCGGTCAGGGTCATGGTCTCCGTGGTGGGCTCGCTGGTGTTGGTCGTAGTGGAGCCGGACACGCTGGGCCGCGTACAGGTGCAGTTGTACAGGATGTGTCGGATGGCCTTCTGGTCGCCCTGGAATTCAAACATAAGCGCGAATGGAGATGTCTGGTTGTTGACGTTCTCCACCAGGACCTGAGCCTCTGCGTCCAGGGTCTCACCCAGCACAGAGGTGCGGAAGGAGTCAGGAATCAGGGCTACCTCGAAAGAGCCGCTATACCCGCCGTTGGTGGCGGTCACATAGTAGGCCATATTGTCGGCGTAGAAAGTGGAGGTTTCGCCCTGCGCGTCCATGGTCAGGCTCACAGAGCCTGGAATAGGCACGGGGGTCCCGAACGAAACCGACCCGTCCTCATTGATGGTCAGAAGCGCATAATGTGCATTTTTCAGGCCATACTTGACCTTGTTCGGAGTATTCGTAGGCATAATTACACCTCAATTTCATAGAGAATTTCGTAGCATCGCTCATCGTCCAGGTATTCCTCGGTTTTCTCCCAGCAGATGTTTTGGAGGGCGGCCTCCACCAGCGCCTCGGACGCAAGGTCCTTGTACTCGGTGTATAGCTCGATGCTGATATGGTCGATTGGGTGGTACACGCGATTGTCCGCGTCGAAATTATTGGAGTAGTCCACCAGGTAGCAAATGAACGGGAGGGGAGGTGCTTGCCCCACCGGGAACGCCCGGTAGGCAACAGGTAATCCCGTGGATTCCAGCAGAGTTTTCAGTTCTTCCAGTGTCACAGGATCACCCCTCGACTTTCACTTTCACTTTCTTTTCCAGCTCGCGGGCGGCAAAGTCCTCTGCCGGTTTGATGTGGGGGAAAGCCCTAGTCCGGCCTCCGCTTTTCAGCGCGTGGCCGTTCTCCAAGAGGTGGGTGAGCCAATAAAATTTCTTGTTCCGAATGGCGATTACGATGCTCCCTTCGGTCTCAGAAACCTTGACTTGCCCCCAGCTCTTTTTGTAGTTCCCGGTTTTCACCGGGCTTTTGGCCTTAACCTCTTTCACGGTGGCCTTTGCCACTTCCTTGACGGCCTGCTTCACGTCCCCCGTCACTTCGTCGGCGTATTCCTCCAGCTCGCCCCGCACGGCCTCAACCAGATCGTCCACCTTGATACTCACTGGACCCCCGCCTTTCTCTGGAGGTACAGCTCGATCATGTCGCTCTCAGCCTGGAAATAGGTCCGGTAGATACCGTATCGAGTTCCCCGGTACTCCGCCTCCGGCTGGCCGCAGTAGTTGACAAGAGGCGTGGTGAACACCATATCCGGGTTGAACCCCTCATGACCGGCGTTGTACCATTCGGCCCGGCTGACAGAGCTGACCGTACCCCATATCTCCGCCCGGGTTTCGCCGCTGGACACATAGTCCCCAACGGCATTTTGCTCCAAGGCGGGAGCGATCAGGGTTAATACGTCATCCATTGCCCGCCCCCGCTTTCTGGCTGAACAGCCGGTTGTTCAGCGCCCAGCGGAGCATCCGGGGCATAGCCACGTTTTCCTCTCTCCGGCGGCGGTAGAGGTAGGCGGAATACATCTCCACCAACATGCCGTCGCCGGTCGAGCAGTCTAAATTGATGCCCTCGGTAGTGATGTAGGACTTGGCCGCATCAATCACCTTATCTAAGTACACGTCCATCTTGTCTGTGGAGATTTGCAGGTCAACTTTGAGGACTGTTCGGATCTCTTCGTCGGTCAAGCCCTACACCCCCTTCGCGCGTTTATTTGCCCTCGTCCGTGCGCGGGCGGGCGAGGGCGTTAACCCCCCGCCGCGCCAGTGACGGTCACGGTGTAGACCCTGACCGCGTTGCCCTGCTTGACAGTCACAGTGATGGTGTTGGCCGCGCTGGCGGTCAAGGTAGCGGTGCCGCCGTTGCGCAGATTCTTGCCATTGACCGCGATAGCCACCTGGGCACCGGCCTGGGCGGGAGTGGCCTCCACCTTGGCGCTGTTGCTGGTAGCGGTGCCGCCGGAGTAGGAGTAGGTCTCGGGGTCAAAAGTGGGGCTCAGAGTGACGCCGGCGATGGTCAGAGCGTCCAGCTGGGCGTCGTTGGCGGTATCGGCCGCAAAGTCCATAGTGGTAGTCACGGCGGTATCATTGATGTTGATAGCGACGAACGCGCCGGGGATGATGGGCTGGCCGTCGGCTCTCTGCTTGGCGCGGAACACAGTGTTGTCCTGGAGGAACTGGACCTCGTAGGAGCTCTCGATCATCAGGCCGGACCGCATAGCCAGCAGGTACAGGTCACCATAGCCGCCGATAATGTCGCCGTCCGGGATAAACTCCAGCACGTCGATGTCACCGGTCACGATGGGCAGGGAGCCGAACAGGTTTGCCACAATGTCACCGGTGGCGGTGAAGGTGATCAGCTTGGACTTCAAGGCGGCGTAGGTCTTGGAGTTCATGGCCCAGAACATAGTGCCCCGGTTGTACCGGGTGTAGGTGGCCCCGGTGGCGGTCATCAGCTCGGACCAGAAAGCCGCACCGGTGGAGTCCGCGCCGCCAATCTGGAGGATGTTGCTCTCGTGCAGGTCAACCCAGGCGGGAGCGTTGGCGGGGTAGTCGGAGGGCTGGGTGGTCTGCGCCAGGCGGGTCACGATACCCAGGGGCATCCGGGAGGCAGAGCCCTTGCCGTACAGGATGGCCTTGTCCATAGCCAGGCCGATACTCTCAGACAGCATCTCCACGATCCAGGAGGCCAGGTTGATGTCGTTGTCGTCCAGGAGGGAGTTGCACACGGGGACATAACCGGCCACCTTGTAGCCGTCCAGAGTCACCTGATTGAACACGAAGTTCAGCTCATTGATGGCCCCGCACATCTCAGTCCACACGGCCTCGGGCACGGTGCCCGCGATGGTCTGCCGAGCCTGGCCGTCCACATAGCGGACGCGGACGCGGTTCAGCAACTTGGAATACCGGAACATGTTTTCCGCGATCAGGTCCAGGAACACGACGGGGATGGTCAGTTCAGCGCCGGTAATGGCCCGGTTTTGACCTCTCATGCTTCTCAGCTGTCCCAGGAAGTTCTTCACATCGTCCTGGGCGACGATGGCATTTCTCTGCTCGGCGGCCAGGGCATCAAAGGCCCGGCGGGTCTTGGGCAGGGAGCGGATGTTGATTTCCATTTTGGTATCACCTCTCACTTTCTCGGTCTTTTTGGTTTCGGGGGCGTGGGGCTTCGGGGCGTTTCGCTCGATCTCATCCAGCTCGGCCTCCAGCCCCTCGATGTCGGCGGACAGCTGTTGCTTGGCCGCGTCGTGCTCGGCCTTCTCGGTCTCGTAGGTCTCGATTTCCGCATTGACGGCGGCTTCCTGCTCGGTGTTGCCGGGCTCGACCTCTGCGATGGCGGCCTCCAGCTCGGCCTCCCGGGTCTGGAAGTCGGCGTCCTTGCGCTCCAGCTCAGTCAACTCGGCCCTCTTGGCGTCGATGGACCGCCGGAGCATCAGCACTTTCAGCATTTCAAAGTCTCCTTTCAGAAAAAAATAAGAGCGGCAGATACGCCTCCACGCGTATCAACCACTCTCGGTTCCTCCCGCTCAACGCTTAGGGCGGGGCGCTGTATTTTGTTTTGCTTTCCGGCGCTTTATTATGTAAACCTCTGCGCCGTCTTTGGTTGGGACAATCTCTGCCCGTTCTCCGGTCTCCAGGACCTTCCGGGCCGCTTCCAGGGCCTCGTCAATTCCCATGCAGTCGCTCCAGCGCCTGGTGCTTCCAGGCTTCAGTACGCTTGCGCTTGATTTCCTCCAGGTCGTGCTTCCGGGCGGAAACTACGGTCTCCTGGTAAGCGGGGAACGTACAGGGAGAAATTTCATACAGGGGCGAGACCTTGGTGATGGTCCAGTGTACCGTACCATCGTCCCGGTAGTCCGCCTCTTGGGAGGCGATGTCAAACCCGAACGAACATCCAGTGATGTCCCCCCTGGCAATCCGGGCATAGGCGTTCATGGCGTCGGTGTCGTTGCGGTTCAGCCGTACCCGCCCCCATAGCCCGTGGGAGTCCTGTTTGATCTCCATAGTCCCGGCAGAGGTTCGACCTAGTACAATGTCGGTGTTGTGGTTGTAGAGGGCCCGCACGTCGTCGCTCACGGATTTATCAAACGCTCCCGGAGCGATGCTCTCAGTGGCTCCCGGCCACAGTTCATAGATGGAATTGAACACAGCGAAATAACCTTCAATGTACAGGTCCTCTCCGTCCTCTCTGGTCTCCATCTTCTCCATCGGGATATATCTATGCTCCAACGCTCTCACCTCCATTCTGTACCAGTTTCCCCTGGTCTCCCAGGCGGTCAATTGGTAAGTAGTTTTCTAGGGCAAGCAGATCATTCATTTCTGCGTCTGGCGGAAGGTTCAGCCACCCGCGCCACTCATTCCTTCGGAGGGCCATCCGATCCACCATCTCGGCGCCGGCGCTCACAAGTTCCGTGATAGAGTAGCTATACAGGCTCCAGGAGTTGAACCGGAAAAACCAGTTCGGGTTCAGCAGAAGTTTCTTGGTCATTTCCTGCTCGATGGACCGTGCCAGCGGCATGATGGTCGTGTTCACGAAATTGTTCCACTGGTCCCGGTTGAAGTCCCCGACACCCAGGACAAAGGGCGGGATTCCCAGCACGGACGCCACCGTCCGCTTGTCCAAGGTGACCATAGCATCCAGTGCCAAATCTGAAAGGGTTAGGGGCCGCACCTGCTCCACGGAGAACTGATCCGCCGGAATCAGCCAGGGTTCCCCGGCTTCGTTGTTAGTGATGTAGTCATCCAGCAGTTTCTTGCGGCCCTCCGGCCCGGAAAACTCGTCCGATAGAGCGTCCACCTTAACGATGATGGACGGTTTCCACTTGGAGGACATGAAACCTTTCTGCGTCGTGGCGGCCTGCTTCAGATTGTTTGCCACGTCCGCCAGGGAGACCCGATACCCGGCCCCCATCCAGGGATAGTAGCTGCTCGGGTTCAGGGCGAAGTGCAAAACCTTGTCCGGGGAATACTCTTTCCCATCAATGACAACCTTGTAGCCCCACCCGTCAGGGATGAACGACGCGAACGCCGGAGGGATAGGGTTCAGGTCTCGAATGACTCCCGCCCGGGTGTTCGGCCAGACCACCGCGT